TTTGTCCCGCGCCGCCTCTTCACGTTCGTGATAAGACTCTAGCATTGCACGTTGCTGGCTGTCCTTTTCACGGCGTGCCAGCAGTTCTTCGGCTTTACGTTCGGCCAAAACCTCTGCGTAATCCTCGTAAGTCTCAAATTGTTCAGGGGTTATGTCGTGGATCGGCTGCTGCCGGGCCTGCACTTCCTCTGCTCTTTGAGCCTGTTCGCGTTCCCATTTACGCTGCTCTCTTGCGAGTCGTTTGCCTACGATGGCGTCCAAGTCTTCTTGAGAGAAGGTCTTAGGTGCTTCCTGTTCAGCAGACTGCTCTTCCGGCGTCGTGTTTTCTACAGGCTCGATTGCTGCCGTGGCTTCGAGTTCTGGCGCGGAGGCATCCGCTTCGGTAAAGACATTATCGTCCATGTTTAACCCTTAAAGAGTTCCTGATGAGCCGCATCAGTACGGTTGTAGGCTAGACTACATCATTTGATGCAGTCTGGCAATCTTATCGTTAGTCTGGTGTTTTACCATCAGCCGCTGTTCGCACATTCCAAACTTTACAGGCTGCTCCCACACCCGTGCCAACTAACGTAATAGATATTACGGGGTTTACTATTGGGTTAACTCCATAATCAAATTGCGCCGCTAACACCCTACGCAGCCCGGGCGAAGGCCAAGTACTTGCACCTGCTGAACCCGCACCCAAAGAAATTAACGGCTGGCCGCCAGCGTTCTGTGGCTCTGTGGTTAAAAGCATCCGCAATCCAGAATATGTTCCCGTAAGCGTATAGCTTATGGATGCAGTGCCGCCCGTACCGACAATCTCATATTCTTCACCAGTATTTGTAACTGTGCAGTTTGTTGCAGTCCATGTAGTTAAATCTGCGGGGGCAAGAACATCTTGAAGCGTTTCGACGATAGCCCCTGTAGTATTAGACTGCAACGATCCAAAGGTTGCGATAACATTTCCGTTATCAGGGCCAGTTACAGGAATTGAAGTATCGGCAACCATAGCTAGTACAGGCCCAATCTGAATTTGATTGTTAGACGCTGTGGATTGATATTCAACAAATTGTGCTGCGCTAGTGCCTTTAATAAAAATTTTGTTGTTTTTGCCGACAAGATTAACAGCGGGTAACGCCTGCCTACCCCCATCTGAATGGCAATCAAATTCAATATCGCAGTCGCTTAGAACGCGAATTATTTCGCCTTGCACGTTCCGTTCAAAGCGTGTGTTTTGCACGCTGCAATTTGAAGCGATAAGCACAGGGTTGGCATTGTCGGGTTCAAAGTCGCCGCCGATAATTTGGTTTCCACCAGTGTTGGTAAAATCAACCGCTGTACCGCCGTGATAGCGCCATTGGCAATTTAAGAACACGTTAGCGTTGGCAATCCCGTCTGCGCTGAGCCAGCCATTTATATTTGAACGCCACATACAAGTGTCAAACGTATTAAGATTGCTGTCATCGGTCATATTAACAGCTACATCCAAATAGTTAAATTCGCATTGCGTAAATTTACTGCCAAGCACGCGCCTTGTGCGGATACCGTTTCTGGTTGCTGCTGCTGTAATATCCGACAACGCAATCCCGGTCATATTGAATGTAGGGAAGTTAGCAGTAGCGCCTGTCGAATAATCCACTTCAATGCCATATGTGCCAGCGGTTGTCTGTACGTTAATGGTTGCCTTGGTGTCAGAATAGAGCGTTAGCGATGATGTATTGGTCAAATCGACCGTAAGAGAAGTTAAAATTTTGTATATGCCAGCGGGGAAAAAAATTCCAGTCGCTCCGCTGTAACTGTTGGGTAGGGAGTCAATAGCCGCTTGGATGGCAGCAGCAGAGTCAGCAGCGCCAGTAGGATCAGCGCCAAAATCCAGCACGTTGGCCGAAATGCCGTTGATCATTGCGTATGTGGCTTTAGTCAGCGCCATTGTTATTTTCCTTCAAGCTGCGCTACCCGGGCGCGGAGACTTTGAACTTCCTTGACAAGCATTGGAACCAGTTTTGAATGGTCAACACCCATCATTTTATCGTTGTCTTCTGGTACGCTGACAGCTTCTGGCGCAACTTCAAGTAGTTCTTGCGCGATAAAGCCGTAGCGTTGTGCGGTATCATCCACTTTCCACTTAAAGCTACGAACTTGAAGAGCATCAATTAGATTGGCTGCGTCTGGCGCGTCAACAATATTGTGCTTGAGGCGTTCATCGGAGACAGTGTTGAAAGACGTTGCGCCGCCAGCCACTATGGTTATGGAACCGCCCAAATCTTGTGCGTTTCTAAACTCCATAACGGTGGCGCTAATTTGTTGCACTCTTATAAATTGACCTACGCCGCTGCCGGTGAACACTGACAATCTGCCGCCAAGGTTTGTTGACCCAATTACCAGATTGCCACTAGTATCAAGCGTCATATCAGCGACAGAGTTGTTTACGCCGAAGCCCAGCGGAATTGCGCTGCCTGTGGTGATGCCTTTGGCAGTAGTGCCGATTACGAGGTTGCCAACAGCCGCTGTAATGTCGCCAGCAGTTGAAATACGCATTTTTTCAGTGCCGTTGGTAGCAAATAAAAGCGGAAGATAAGTCCCCGCACCTCTGATAGCAGAACTAATTTGAGCCGAAACACCCCCGTTTATGTCCATCGTAAGAACCGAACCGCTTGTAAAAGTAGGGTCAGTTTCCGCCTTGAACCCTGCGGTAGTTGAAGTACCATTAGGAACGATGTGGATGTTAGTGTTGCCATTAACTGTAGTAGTTTGAAAAACAAGTCTATTGGCTATTGTTCCGTTTGACATATCGCCAAGAATACGTTGTCCAGTGCCGCTAAAGGTTAAATTGCCTGTAGATGCCGTAACACTACTAGCACTAACTGCGCGTCCCGCAGTCAGATCGGACACAGCAACTTTTACAGTGCTTCCACTTTGTACAATCGGCAGTACCTCAGTACCCGCAAGCGGGGTGGTTGAGGCGGTAAGTTGCGAAATCTTTTTGTCGGCCATATCTAAAACTCCTATTCAGGCGACACAGAGTTAGCGGCATTTGAGGCCACAAAACTAGCTTGTGTAGTCATAACTGTATTACCACCCTGTCCAAAATATACTACGCCAGCGTTATCTATACCAATGTATCCCGGTACGTTGTTAACCCCGTTGTTAGCAAACGAAGATGAATATATATCCGCACTAGGGCGAAAACCGGTAGGCAGCGTAAATAGTGTCGTACCAAATACAGCCGTACCGTTTTTGATAGCGCCATTTATAAACACAACACCCGACAAATCTTTGTAGAATGTAGGTGTCAACCCTGCGCTGTTAACTACCCAACTGTTTTGCAACGTGGGTGTTTTTACTACGCCCATAGTTCCTGCGCCAAGATCGTTAATTTTTGTAGCTACAGTTGCGTTGTACGAATTAGCGCCGACCCGTATATCTGAACAAGTCGTGTCTACGTACACACCCGTAATACCGCCAACGCCAGCCAAAAACGTATTGTCTTGTATCAGCGTGCCTCTAGCCTCGCGGATGTGGATTAGTTTGGTTGCATCGGTAGCGCCAAAAGCGGACACCAAATTTTGTTGAATGACGCCAGCTACATAAGTGCCACCCGAAGACACAATGTCGATAACAGCGTTGCTGTTGGAACCAACAGTAGAATGCTCAATGTTGTTTCTTAAAATGTTAACCCTTATACCGCTGAGAACAATAATAGCAGAAGCAGTTGTGGTTATATTGTTGTCTAAAATTGATAGCAACGATGCGCCAGAAACAAGAGCCGCATAAACACCAGTGCCTGTTCCGCTCATAATGTTGTTGCTGACAACAATACTGTCGCCACTATTCTCTAGCTTAATGCCGCCTTTTAATGTGTTGTTGTTAATGTATGCAGCGTACATACCACCGTTAACATTATCAACAGCGTCATTTAAATGGTAAATGGCATAACCACCGCCTTGCTGAATCGCACAATTCTCAACGGTAAATTTAGGTAAGTTTTGCCCCACGTTAAGCGTCAAACAATAGATGCCGTGATTTCCAGCTCTTGTACCTGTGCTAAGATTTCCCAGCGACAAGTTTTTAAAGCTCATCAATGTTTGATCGTAGCTTGCACTTGGGTTTACAAGAATGGTATTTACTGTTCCAGCTACAGATGCCGCTGGCTGAATAGATGTGTAAAATGCGCCTGCGCCAAGAAATTGAATGGGGGCCGTAACAATTAAGCAAGCATTGTCCGTGTTAGCATCGCTGACAATGTATGATCCTTGGGGGAAATAGAGTGTACCGCCCAAAGGAGACAAAGCATCAATAGCAGCCTGAATAGCAGCCGTATCATCTGTCACGCCATCGCCAACTGCACCAAAGTCCTTGACCGAAACATACTGGGCCAGCTTGTCTTCGACGTTAGTAATGACGCCGCCAGTGAACGGCGGATCGTATGTTACAATGGACGCGTCCACAGAACCCGTAGTTGTTTGGATTGCTGTGGTAAACTTTACTTCGCCGCCGACGTGTACGCCGGTCGTAAATGTCACGGTGTCGCTGTCTGTTTCTATATAGCTGTCGCCAACATACTGGTTCACGCCGTCGATGTAGACCGTCAGCGAATTAGTAGCAGGCGTATAGTTCATCGTTGTAAGGTTGAACACAGTCTGGTTTGCTGTGGCCGTGATGACTTCCTCTTGCACCGTGTAGTTGACAAAGTTCGAGTTAATACCCGTAATGTTGTCGTAAGTGCCAATCAAAATAGCTGTCGCTGTTTCGATGACAAACTTATAGACCAGACCGTCAGTCAGCCAAATCTCACCGCCCGGTACGCGTCCTGCGCTATCCAGAATGATAGGGTTCGCGTGCGGCGTAGCGCCAGACGCGCTGGTGTAAACCGCCTGCGGTGTAGTTGTGCCGGCTGCATAGGTATAAATCTTGCCGCCCGATAGGATAACGCCGTTGTTATCAAAAAACTGTGCTGCAAAGCCGCCGATGGGTGAGGGGGTTACTGACATCTAATTACTCCAGTAGCAACAATCCGCCGTCCTCTTGGACGAGGTTGTCTCCAATTTCAGTCAGCAGATTGTTTTGCACAGTTGCGTCTGCATACCCAGATATAAAGCTAATAATGCTTCCTAAGCCCAAAGCAATACCGTTACGAAGAGCGCCGCCAAAGCCCATGTATCAATTCCGATTAATCGGTTTGCAGTACACCGTACCGCCTGTGGACACCTGAACCGCGCTTACGCGCCAAGGAGCGCCTGACGTATTTACGGCTAACACAAAAGGGATTGGTGTAAAAGGTGGGATTGGTGTGCTGGCAGTTGTAGCTACAGCACTAACGCCGACTTCGATATAACAAGCCTGATCCGACCAGACAACAACGCCCTGCGCGCCGGCAGGCCATTCGGACGTATTGCCAGCAGTGCCGGTATAAGCCACATTGTACGAAGGGTAATCAGCTTTGCTTAAAGGGTTTAAGAGTTCCATAGCGCGTCCTTATGCGAGAAATTTAAGTTTATACAGCGTGCTGTAATACAGGCCAAAAATCTCGTCGATAATGTTTTGTAAAGGGGTACAATCCTTATCGACAACTTTATACCGCATTTCCTCAAGTTCGTCTACCTGACCTTCAAGAAACTCGACAATGTTGTTAGTCTTCTTAGCTGACATAAGCGAAATAGGGCCAATTAGGCCGTATTTTCCCTGATAAGCCTCTGCAAATTTGTCCGCCAGTTCGATGACTTCATCGTAAAACGTGTTCAAAGCAGAGTGCTTGGAGAAGCTGCGCGTGTTCAGGTGCGTCGAGTGAGCCACATCGCGCGCGAGAAACAGAGTACCTATAAAATCAGCGCAACTCATTACATCATTCCTTCAGGGGCTTGTTCTGGCATTTCCATTGGCATCTCAGGCTGCTCACCCATTTCAGGGGCTTGCTGCATCTGTTCGTCCATCTGCGGTACTTCGCGCATTTCAGGTGAACCGCCGATCAAGTCGCCTGTATCCAGCGCGCCTGCAATCGTACCCATGACAATATCCTGAATTTGTTCAGGTGTCATGCTGTTTTGTACAGCAGAGATGCGCTTGGTTTCAGCTTCGTAAGCCTGCACTTCAGCCTTGTACTTGTCGATAGAGATTTTCTGCTGTTCCGCGCTGTCTTGAATGTTCTCCATGATGTCAGAAACACGGTTGAGTTCTTGCGACAAGGCTTCAATCTGTTGCTTGGCAGCCATGATTTCAGGCGACTGATCGCCTTCCTCCAAGACTTTTGGATCAAGGATTTTCTTGAACCGCTTCGCCATTTCCTGCGCTCCGGGCCAATCCATGTTCTTGATGAACAAATCGCCGGCCACAGTCCAAAGCTGCGGGTTGGATTGCAAGATCATCGACATGGCGTCGAGCGCCTCTTGACGCTTGGTCATGTAGCCGGGGCCAGTAGTGACCATAACGTCATACGTACCGATTGACGGGTTGTAGATTTTTTCGATTAGACCGCCATTTTGGTCACGAATTTCCTTGACAGGTTCTTGCTGCATTGGGTCCATTTTGACCATGCTGACTTCGCCATCAACGCCGATGATGCGTGCAATGCGCTGCGTGTCGTAAATCTTAGGGATAATATCGACAAGCTGGCGGGTAATGTGACGGATCGCACGGGCTAGGTTATCTACATAGTGGTACGTGCCGACATCGCCCTGCTTTTCGCGTGCGGTAATGGCTTTTGCAGACCGTTCGTTGCCTTGCGCGCCCAAAGATGCGTCATACTGGCCGGTGGTGGACTTGATGTCCTCACCAGCGCCCATTTTAGCCTGTATCAGCCCTGTTTGCGGCAGCGGGGGTGCTGCACGCTGCGGAAGCGGCAATACGTTCCCAGCGCCGTCTGTAACGTCTGGATTGACTTCCAAATACGGCCAGTTGGTCGTGTTGGCAGTCTTCCATTGGTTTTCGTAGCCCTCGAACTGACCGCCATAGGCAATAAAGGGTGCTTTTGGCGCCAGCGCCAGCATTTCTGCTTCTTGGCTGGTCCAGTAGTTGTACATACGCTGCGCGTCTTTTGCGTTCCGCACCAGACCAGATACGTAAATCTGGCCTTGCACTTCAAATTCGTTGCCTACGACGCGCACGACAGGTATCCAGCTACCGGGCCATTCGCGTTCGTCAAGCACATCATAGCCATTGGTCTTCATCCACATGACTTTTTTGCGGTCTACTTCGCGTGTGCGGACAGGTTTGCCGTACATGGCGCGCAATTGCTTATCCATGTCGGTGTTTTTGAACGCAGATACATTATCGGGGTACAGGTTCAGCGTTTCACGCTTGCGTTTGTAGTAAAAATACTCCGCAATGCGGACAGTGTCCTCGTCAAGCCATGCGGACAGGCTTTCATCGCCAACAGCGGTGGACATGATTGACGAGATAGGTGACGCGTCTGGGAACGTGCGTTCGTACTCGTCTTTAGTCATGTCTTGCGTGACAAAGCACCATTCAGCGTCAGAGCCGCATGGGTCTTGGATCGTTGGGTCCATGTAGACGCTAAACGAGTTGCGGACGCGCATGATGCGAACGTCTTGGTCAAAGGTTTCTTCGTTACAATACTCTGTAATTAGACGAATGTAACCTTCACCATACGTTACTTGGTTGTCGCAGGCGGTGTCGTAAGCGACATCAGCGTCGGACATATATTCGATGTGCCGCACAACGCCGTCAAAGATTGCTGCCACTTCAATGTCAGCAGTGTCATCAACGGGTATTACCTTACCGGCTGGGCGGTTCTGGCGCTGCTCGTTCGTGACCTGACGGACGTGCTGCGGCAGCTTGTTGATTGTGAGGCATGGCCGTGCGTTGATTGTCTGGCCCTGCACCGCGCCGCGGGTCGCCAATACGTCGGCTGGCCACTGCCACTGGTTATCAGGGCTACCGGCCATAAACCGCAGATCGTCTAGTTCATCTTCACGGCTGTCCGACAGCGCCGCCATACCCATCTGCATACGATGGCGCATAGTTGCCATTGTATCTGGATCGCCCCGCGTGTTCGCTGGATCGCTACCGATGTCAGCTACGTCGCCTACTTTGTTAATACCTGTCGGATCAGCCATTGTGGTTACTTTTTACCTTTTTTAGCGGATTCACGCTTTACGCTGTACGCGATTGCGACCGCCTGTTTGACAGGTTTTCCGGCGTTTACCTCTGCCTTAATGTTCTTGCGGAACGCGGCTTTGCTGGGTGACTTGACCAGAGGCACTTTAGCGTTTCTTTGCCGTTGGCGTTGGCTTCATGTTCACCGTTGTGCGGATGACCTGTACAGGTTTCGGCATTTTAACTGCCGAACGACCGCCGGCTGCGCTTGTCGTACCTTCGCGTGCCATGATCTTCATGGCTGCTGCCTTGCGGGCTGGATCGCTGTTAGCCATTGCGGCCTTTTCAGCCTTCACAGTACCAGACTTGTACAGGCTGCGTGTGTATTTATTGGCTGGCATTTACTTACCCTTCTTAGCTGGCTTGGCCGTCTTGGCGCTGTCTTTAAACGCCTTGGCAGTGGGGGCGCCTTTAGCGCCGGGTTTACGCATTTTCTCGCCAGAGCCAGCGGCTATGCGGGCTTTCTTGGCGTGGATGTTGGCATATAGTCCAGGTTTCATGGGCATTTCCACCTTCTCAAACTTGCTTTGGCACGTTCGCCATCTTTAGCCTTGGCAGCCACTGCACCCATACGCGCGCAGAATGACGCTTTGCGTCCTGCGTCAGCCTTTGTCTTCGGGCTGGGCGCAGGCGCCTTTAGTTTGCTGCCTGTTGCAGCGTTATACTTGGCTCTACCCGCGGCTGTCAGCCCTGCACCCTTAGATACAGGCAACTTCTCACCCCGGCCTACGGACAACGACACAGATTTTTTCTTGTCTGCCATTAACTGCCCATCCAGCTTGTAGAAACTCCAGCGGGAGAATACCCGCTTGTCGTGCGTCTGTCAACGCGTCCTTGTCGAAAATCCCGTGACGCGACAGGAAAGGCAAACGTGACCGCTATGGCGTCCGCTGCGTCAGGTGACGCCAGCCCGCGTGACTTCATATCTTTCTTGCTTTCAAGGAACAGTGTCCCCTTGCTGTCAGGCTTGGTGCGCGGGCTAATAAGGTCTGTTTTCAGGAACCTGTCGTTAGGCACATGGCCTGTGCGTAGCCAATCTCGCATGGCGCCCCACATCTCTGCGCGCTTGTTGCCCCACATGATCTGGTTCTTGGCTTTGTTGCCGAAGTTTACGCCGCGTATTTTGTACCGCTGCTCTTTCAGCCTGTCCACGACGCCTGCGCCTAGCCCGCCTTCGTCGATGCAGACCAGTGCAGGCTTGAACTGCTCTATGGCGTCGATGACGTAGCCGGCCACTTCCATTGTGTCAGCGCCGCGGTGTCTCCGCAACTCTAGAATGTCACGGCCCTGCCGTATGGCGATGACGGTGGCGTCGGCGCCAAAGCGTGCAGGGTCTACACCTATGACGATGGGCGCGCTGTCATCTTTGACAGGTGGCCGCTTCATGGCGTCATCAACCAGATTGCTGCCGATGAACTGATCGTCACCTTCTGATGGGAAGTTACCGTAGACTTCGACACTGGCTTGGTAGCTGTCTGGCCCGTACTCGTCGATGATGCGCTGGTACAGGTTTTTGTCTGTACCCTCGACATCACGGGCGTCAATCACCCGCGTTGACCAGAACGCCCGCTTGCTGTGGAAGGTTTCGTAGAAATACCCTGTATTGCGCCGCGGGTTGGAGAAAGCCAGATGGAACCGATGTGGTGTATTCTCTGTAAAGAAACCATCCGATACGGACCATATGCTGTCGGGTATACCGCTGGCTTCGTCAAAGATCAGCATCACACCGTCGAAGTTGTGGACACCAGCGTAGGCGTCAGGGTTCTCTTCTGACCACAGCCGGCCCTCGACTGACCAGTAGCGCGTGCCTTTCTTCAGGTCGCGCTCGACCAGTTCGGTCAGCCACTTGGCTGGCATGATCCGTGTGGCGGCTATCTCGAACCAGTGACTGTTCAACGACATCGCCAACCACTTGGTAATTTCTGCCCATGTGACTGACCGCAATTGCGCTTCGGAGTTTGCCGACACGATGGTAGTGCTGCCGATCCTGCTGGAGAGCATCCATATCGTCAGCCATGACACCAGCGCAGACTTGCCAATACCGCGCCCTGACGCAATCGCCATCCGCGCTGTGCTGAAGTCTATCTTACCGTTGTTCTCTTTGATGTGGTCACGCAAGTCGGCAAGTATCTGCCGCTGCCATTTACGCGGGCCGGGGAAATGCTCCAGCGGCGTGCCTGCTTGGCCCCACGGGAATGTGTACAGCACAAAGGCTAGTGGGTCATCCTTTAGAGATGGACTCCACAACCTTGCCATCAATTCCATTTCTTCCGATGCGCTGTATATCGGTGTTTGCATTGGAGTTATCCTCTAGCTGGGGTATCTCTAGATACGTCCCTTCGATGACGCGCTGCTGGGCTTTCTCCAGCGCGCCTGTAATGCTTATCTGTTGGTCGATGTTCACGTCGATCTGCTGCTTGGCTACCCAGCCGTGCTGATGCTTGAGTATCTCCAGCGCAGCCTTAGCATCGCCATCGCGCGCAGCTTCGTACATGGTCTTGCCGGCGGTGTACTCGCCGTCGGTGCGCCCCTTGATCTCAGCCATCTCGACCAGCGGGTCGGATTCCGCCAGCACACGAAATTGCCGCGGGGTCATGCCAGCCGCCATAGCGAGGCTATCACCTTTTAGCCCGTAGCGGGCAGCTTCATAGATTGCCTCCAGCCGCGACTCGGTGGCCTGCGTCCGTTCTGGTGTAAATGGCAGTGAGTAAAATGTCATTAGCTGCACAATAATCTACTGGGAACAAATACGCAACAGGCTTTGGTGCAGTGACATTTTAAAAAAAATAAATTGCTCTTACATTCTACAAATAAAAAAAATTGTCTGCGACCCGTGACCGTGTCAGCCACGCGGCGCTCGGCCCTGCCACCCCCCACCCCCTGCTCGACGCGTTCTGCTTTTGTTCTATAGCGTAGATTCTGGGTTGGCCTTTCCCTTTACGTCAACGTCAACGTAGCGAAAAACATATTGGCTGGCTGGCTAGCTTATTGCGAACCGTTATTAGTTAGGCGATCTAGGCTATGAGATAACAAGTCGCCGATGAACCGAGTGCTAGCTTTACGTTAACGTCAAGTCTAGGCGATCTAGGCTATCTAGGCTATGCGTTTTCAAGTCGCCGTGAAGTGCGGGAAACCTATATGGTTATATTGTATATAATTTTATTATTTTCATCAGTGACTATATATTCAATAGCCTAGATCGCCTAACTGGCTTCGAGACGCGCGGGATTCCGCCATTTAAAAATAGTCATTTCACGCGATCGCATAGCCTAACTTTTGACTATTTTATTTTTCTTTGCATTTTACGCTTGCAAGTGCCCTCTTATTCTGCGACGGACGTATTGCAACACAATGTGTAGCGATATCGACACAACATAGGAGTGAGACAATATGTTAATGCAAACTAAATCCGAATTGGCGCTGGCTTATGATATATCCGCGCTATCGTTAGATATCCAATTGCAGATTTTAGGCAACGATCATAACCGCTCGTTATTTAGCCGCTTCCCCGATAAATTGCTTGGCATTGATACAAACGCCAAAACGATCAAGGGCGAAAAATACGGTATAAAAACGGCTATACTATATCTAATGCCAGCAATGGGAAGCGGCGTGCAAATGTGTGCTATGGCGTCAACCGCCGGCTGTGAAGGGCCTTGCCTATTTATAGCCGGTCGCGGCGCAATGAATAGCGTCATGCTTTCACGTTTACGTAAAACGCTATATTTCAATCAATACCGCGATCAATTCATGCTGCAATTGCAAAACGAGCTTATCCGCGAGCGGGCTAAGGCAAAACGCCGCGGCTATAAGCTTATCGTACGTCTAAACGGTACTAGCGATATTCGTTGGGAAAATGTCGGCATTGGCTATGCATATGCAAATATCATGCAAGCTTTACCAGATATCCAGTTTTACGATTATACAAAGCTTGCCAACCGTAAACATATCCCGGCTAATTACGATCTAACATTTAGCTATAGCGGCGTTGAAGCTTATCAACCGTTTGTCGCTAAGGCCGTCGCTAATGGCGAGCGTATCGCGGTAGTTTTCCGCAATCGCGCTATCGTTGAAGCAATGCTAGCCAATGGCGATACGTTTTTAGGCCTACCCGTCGTTGACGGTGACGATACGGATATCCGCCATTTGGATCCGCGCGGCGCTATCGTTGCGCTATACGCTAAAGGCCCGGCGCGCCGCGATCAATCCGGCTTTGTTGTCGGCTAAACCTAACCTAACTTGAAAGGCTAATATCATGATTAACAATTGGACGGCTTGGGCGATCTTAACAGACGGTCAAAAGATTGCTTGGCCTAAGCTTAGGCAAGGGCAAGCCAAATGGCGCTTTGATTTTCTTAAACGCGGTATGTTGTACCGCGGCGTTGAAATCAAAAAGTGCGGCTATCTGCAAAACGATTAGCGCCATATTAGCCGCGCGACCGTTACCGCGCGGCGTTTATGGCGCTAATGCCAGCAACAGTACAGTAAAGGATAATACACTATGAACCGTACACTAAACGTAATTGCGCGCGATATTAGCCGCGACTGGACCAAGCCTTATTTTGGCGCGGCGCCCTATCTGGACGCTATGCATAGCCTACAGACTATCCGCGATAAGTACTATTACGACGACGCCGAATCCGTCGTACGCTATTTTCTGGCTAACGCTACAACATGGAAGGGTGAGACTGCCCGCGCGATCAAAGCCGAGCTTAAAACGCTATTGAAGGGCGCCTAGGCTATGGTCGCGCACCTTATTGCCACCGTCGGCTTTGGCGCCGTTCTGGCGCTATCGATAACCGCCATAATCATTACGTTAAAAGGACAATAAACTATGACACAGGACAGAAATTATTTGCGTATGCTATCGGATAGCGAATTAGTCCGTACGGCATTAGACCGTAACCATGAGCTAGCGGTAGTGCTAGCCGAACGGCTTAGCGAATTGCTAAACGTCGAAACGGAATTAGACGATGCGAAAAAGCTAATCGACGAATTAAGCCACCGTTGCAATACTTGGCTTGCTGAAACGGTATCCTTGCAAGCGCAATTAGCCGCTAAATGACGGCGCTAATCGCCGGCGCCGCTTTATTCTTATTAACCTTAATATTGGACGATTGATTATGACACCCGAAAAATATGCGATTGTTGCCTTGCTATCCTTGCAAGCAACGACCTTGCTAATCCTATGGCGCACAAATGCCGAACGGCATTGGTTCCGCATGGCATGGATTCGCGAAAGCCGTGAATTGCTCACCTTCAAGAAAGGGCAAGACTAATGGAATATTCACTGCGAAAACAAATCCAACACTTAGCTAGTTATATAAGCGATAGGAGCGTGATTGCTGCCTATATCAATAATGAGCACGGCTTAAATCTGACACTGCGCGACATTATCGAAGTGACGGCGGATAACCGCCGGCGCTTCTATAGTGCAGACCATAAACCCATGATGCCCTCGCCGCTGATCGTGACGCACAAGCGAAAAGGATACGACGATTTGGCTATGGCGCTATTCAAATATCATGCCTCCCGGTCATTCGGGCCAGAACAAAAATATTGGCTTGAACGGCTAAACGACAAGCGCGCCAAACCTATAACAACAGTGGAGCTATAAAATGATTAAGACACCCCAAGCCGCCCCATTAGGGCGCAAATATCGCGTATCGTCCGAAAGCGCATGGCCCCTGCGCGGCCTAGACGGAAAGACGTTTGCAGAACGCCGCAAGGAACGGGAGCAAGGCAAGTGAGCCGCCCCATGTTCTACCCAATGGGGACACTAGCCGTAGGCGAAGTTGGTAGTATGCCAGCCGCTAACAAGGGCGATGCCAAGCGCACCAGCCGCAACGTCAGTCAATACGGCATCCGTAACGGCAAAGCCTTCAAGTGCCGCACTGTGGGCGGCGTAACCTTCATAACTAGATGGATGTGAGACAATGACAGACCAAAACGGATATATGAAACTGACACGCATTCCAGCAGTGCGTTCAGCTAAAGACCCCAACACTTTCACCAATCACTTGACCACCGAAAGCGGCGGGATAGGCGATAGGGTAACAGATGAAACCGCCACGCATTACATGATGCACCACTTTTGGATCGAGGAAAAGAAATGACGGACAAAATACCAGTCTACGTTCACGCCGCACGACCAGTATGGCGGGATGACCCTTGGCCGGATAACGGGTTCATAGACCCCGCCGACATACGCTACCGCATCGACCCCAAGACAGGAAAGCCGCTACATATTTATGGCGACCTAGCCGTTTTGCTGAATGATGACGGAACTACCATAACCGAACACTGGGGCAAAGATGGCAGACTTCACATGACCAGCTATCGAACAGTGCCCTATCCTAAAGATTGGAAACCAGCATGACCAACATTGAACAAAGAGCGCTGGTGGACGCCATTAAAGAATGCGACGATGGCGCATATTGCGAAACTGTGGTTGAATACGCAGACAAACTCCGCGCCGCACTGGAAGCTCGTGGACTGGAGATAAGGAGTAAGAACGATGACCGATGAAGAAGCAGAAGCCTTTGAGGACTACGACAAGCGCGCAGAAGCTACCTTAGCCTATCGCCTGTTGGAGCATCTCGCCTTTAGGGGTGTGTTGACTGATGACGAAGTCTGTCATCTGCGCTACCCACCCTGCGAATTGATCCTAGACGCAGAAGCAGTGTGGGAGGAATAACTAATTGAAAACAAAAGACAATAAAAATAATTATTTCATAAGTCTTTGAAAACAAAGGAAAGAAAGTTATTGACATACCCTCAAACTCTGATATAATGAGCCATCAAGACGGGAAACCGCCTTGATGGTTCTTTGACATTGATAAAAGGAAAGTGGAGCATGACACTAAAAGACTTACGCGCGCGCGCTGAAGCCATCGGCATCCAGATTAAAGCGGAACGCTTCAGCGTCCCGATTGAAGGTAGCCTCTGGGGTTACTGGCTGGTTGACGAAGCGACAGGTAAAGGCCCGTGGGACGATGACAACTACTGTGCCGATAAAGATGAGATATCGGATGGGCTGGCTGCATTGGAGATAGAGCGGGCAGCCGCCATACCAAAGTGGACGGCGCAACACAAAGCTGACTTGGCCGCATTAGCTGCGGGGAAAAGCGTTCCCGTCAGGTGGCGCGTTTTCTAAAATAAAAGCCCCCGGCGGAGTGAGACGCCGGGGGCTTAAAAAGGTCAGCGGAGCATCACCGACCTTATCAGTATATCATCGCACGATATCAGATGTCAATTCCTACCGATGTTTGGCATGATGCTATTCTTAGGCAACTCTTCAGCCATGCGGCGCAACTCTGACTTGCTGTAATTCTTAACAAGATCAGGCGCGACAAAGATATGTTTTTTGGTAGGCAATTCGGTCGATCCGATTCGGCCCATGTCAATCCAGCCCGCTTCCTTCAACGCATGAAGCAACGCAGCCTGTGGGACTTTGACACCAGCGGGCACGTTAATCGCCAGCGCGTCACAAATACGATGGAACGGCCCACCGATGACACCATCAGAAAACACGCCCGACCTTGCACGCATCAGGTCTACCAGATAGCTTTCCGCTACGCTCATGCCATGCTCGACCATGTTTAGCTTCCATTCGGTCACTGGTGGTGCAGCAGCAGGGTTAAACGCCGAAACGTCGCGCTGATGCAGCCAAGCGGCGCATTTTTCATAGCCGCCCTTCTCATACCAGCCCCATAGCGTTTTGGCTGCGCCTGTTGTCATGCGCGGTGCGCGTGTCCAGACGCAGAGCCACCGACGATCCTGCGTAGGCAATGTGATCGGCAGCGGATCGTTCGTATACGCAACCACCATCAAGCGGTTGATCAATTCATAGGGGTGCATACCCTTACGATTGACGGACAACGTCTCAGGCGGCGCAGCGATGAGCGGCTTTAGCTTGTTAGCCATAGCGCGACGCTCTCTTGCCTCTGGTTCCTTTAACTCGTTCAGGATAACCACTTCAGCCTCAAGCGCATAACCCCATTGGCTATCCAACCCGCCAGCCTCAATGACTGACCTGTTGCGCCAGTGCTTGCCGCCAAGCGCCCAAAGGAACGGCTGGAACATACTGTCCTTGCCCGCGCCTTCATCGCCGCCGATAAGGATTGCATGGTTTATCTTGATGTTTGGGTTCTGTATCTTGAACGCCATAGCGTCAAGGATGTGATCCAACTCTGCGTCATCTGCTACCAGATTGCGGCAATGGCCAAGCCACGGCTCGACATCGTGATCCGCGATTGTGTCGCTAAGGGCTACATCAGGGCGGGCGTTTGTCCACCTGTTGCCGTAGACCAACCCGTCGCGCGTCACCAGAACGTCATCGCCAGCGGCAAACGTCACCGCTGCCAGTGCAGGCGCGCCACGATCTTGGCGGCGCTCGTCAAAATAGATGGATGACTGCACGCGCTGCGTCTTCTTATGGATAGAGCGGCAGTCAACGTGACGGAACAGGGCGTTGAACACGTTGCGGGCTATCTCTTGACGTGTCACCATGTCGAAGTAGCAATCATCAGACTGTATATAAGCGAAACGCTCGAACCACTCGCTTTGTTCCAGCCGTCCTGCTTCTTTCTTTTCGACCTCACGCACGCGCGCTGCGGCTTCGTCAGGAAAGGCTTCCGTTGGCGCTATCTTGTCATACATTGACGCCATACGTTCAGCGATTAGTTCGTCACGCAAGCCCGGCGTTACCTTTGGCCCGCCGTTAGCAGCCACCCAATCAAGGAACGTGCGGCTGTCTAAGTCTTGGCAGTGTCCATGATAGCAACAGAACGAACGATCAAGCGGCTTGTAGCGCGCCTCTATCATGCCATCGCTGTGGTCTGCATGGTTAGGACAGACGATAGCACACCAGCCGTCATTGTTCAGCGTGCTAAGGACTAGGCTCTTTTCGTTTAGCCATGTCAGGACGTTGTCCAACCCGCTGTCGCGCAACTGCACAGCCTTAAACTCTGCGGTGTCGCCTTCGGCTGGTGTAACGTCTAGCGCGCTACAAATCTGCTCTAAAGTGTATTCGCGCTCTGGGTGAAACTCGACCAGCCGCGCAGGAAAGCCACCACGCCCGCGCTTCATGTTGACGCTGCCGGGGATACGACAGTTACGGACAGCGTTAGTCGCGCCCGGATCAGTGTAGCCAGCATCTGCAATAGCTTTGACGGCAGCGCAGAAGTCGCCCTTGTTTGGCTGTTCGCTGAACGCATAGCCCCACTGGAACGAACCTTCGCTTGTTTCCAGTATCCATGTCGGGTCAAGCGGGGGTGTCTTTGACTTAGTGCCGATGTCATCCAGCATCATGAACAACACAAACTCGACGTTGCTCGACTTGGCAGCGGGCTTGCCGTCTACAAAGCGGTCAACGATGAACGATCCTGTGTTGACATACCAAGCCTCGCCTTCTTTCATGCGCGCCTTCTCTGGCAGGAACGCAGGAAAGGTTGCCTTCGGTGCGCCGTCTGCGTGGTATATCAGGTTGCCATCGCTGTCATGCGTGGGCTTCTGACGAACGACTAAAGCTGTCTCGCCCACTGTATCAGCGGCTAATCCAGTTATGTAGTCGATGAACTTCTTGCGATCCTCACTCATCGCTTGCTCCTTATTTTCCATAACGATCCATGATAGCCACTTCAGCGTTCAGGGGAAGCCCTGATGCCCAAGGTGGCGGCGTACACATTATCTGCACCAGCCGCGCTGCGGCAGCCTCTGCATCTTCTTCTGGCACTTCCAAAACGATTTCATCGTGGATGTGCAAAACTACATCGTCCAACTGCCGCAAGGCGTAGCGCAGCAAGTCGTTGGCGACAGCCTGTGTGATGTTTTCACACGCTAAACCGCGCCATAGCCGCGCCCTTGGCCACTCCTTAGCGTCGGCTGCGGGCTTCCAAGAAGCCTTCGCGTAGGTCAGGTCACCTTTCTCATCGAAACGGGCGAAAGGATAACATAACACACGGCCAGACGGAAGGGCATACCAAAGATGCAATCCGTCAAATAAATATGTAACGCGCCCCGTTGTAAACTCACGATTCTTATTCCGCATGGCACGCATATAGGTGTCTTCAAGGCCAGACCAGTACGGCACGGCCCACTTGTTAGCCCTGCGCCATGCGTCCACCATGCGCTTTGCATCGCTCTCTGACATCAGCAGGCCGTAGATGCGGCCCATGCTGGCGAACGCACCGACGCCGCCGGCAAAGCCGCACGCCAACTCTTGAACCTTACCGATCTGGCGCTGGTCTGTGTTGACATCGCCGTAACCGACATGGAAGGTTGCCATAGCGTTGTGCTTGTACACGTCTTCGCCCTTGGCAAATATGTCCAGCTTGTTCGCGCCGAAGCTGCTGTTGGACGCCCACGGCGTCACACGCGCTTCAATGGCTGCCCAATCGGCAACCACAAGCCGCTTGCCTTTGCCCGCCATCAGCGATGGGCGCAGCATACCTTTTAGAACGTCAGTTACGCGGCGGCCATGATCGGGAACAATCTGATGCCCGCGCACCATAGCCTGCCGTACTAATGCCGGGTTTCCGGCACACTTGCGTGGGAAGTTATGGACTTGAAGCCCAAATGATGAAGCACGGCCAGTAGCACTTCCTCCTGAAAATACGAACGCTCCTCTAACCTTATGATCCTCCTCGTCAGCAAGCGCCGCCGCACGTTGGAATTTAGCAACGGACGATGCCCACAGATCGTCCGCGCACTGGATGACTTCCGCAACTTCCGATGGTACTTCATCTGGGTTTTCCTCCGCTAGTATTAGCAGCTTTGCACGTACACTCTTGTCGATAGATAGCTTGGCTACCCCATCCTTGTAAATGGTCGCCAGTTCAAGCGCCTGCGGCCCTACCTTGTCCAGCACCCACTTCTTCATCTTGGGGCTGCGGACGGACTTTATCTCGCCGTTGGTTATCTCTGCGACAATGTCTTGTATCTCAGCCAACTCAGCTTCAGCATAGCGCACGGCAGCCAGCGCCAATGGCCGGTCAAGCAACACGCCGCGGTCGTTGATGCGTTCGTTGACATGATAGTCTGCCAACTCTTCGTCGGACAGCGGACGCTGCGCCTGCGCTATGGCACGCATGGCCCGCACGTCCTGTTCGCAATAGTCAACCATCTCTTGCATCAGCTTGGCGTCTTCGCGGAATGTGCCGTCGCCTTGCGGAATGGATAGCGCGCGGATCAGTTGTCCGCCGCGATGGTCTTTCTTCATGGTGGCGCCAGCGAAGCGGCCCACATCCTCAAGGCTGCCCGGCGCGCAGTTGCCGCGCGCTTGTGCTGCGGTGCAATAAAACTGCTCCAGCTTGAACTCGACCTGTAGGACATACCAGAATATCAGGCGCTCGAACGCTGCATTGTGCGCGTACACCAACCCCTTATGATCTTTGACGGCTTGCGGGAAAGGCTCACTGGGTAGCCACGTCCGCACGTCTTCGTCATCAAATGCGTATGACATACACAGCACGTCGGTGCTGGCGTCCTGCGCGTAGTTGTACACGCCGCGGCTGCGAAGGTCGCACCGGCTGCGCGTTTCAAAGTCAATCCATAATTTAGACATAGAAGTTCTCACTCTTCCGCTACTCGCCGGAGCGCCCAACACGCCCCGGCTTTCACGCCCCTTAAACTACGCGACGCCGGCGACGCGCACCTTCAGCGGCTTCAGGTTCAGCGGCGACTTCCAATTCCGCATCCTCTGTCTCTTCAACCGTATTTGCATCCATAGACACCCAATCGGCAATATCAAAAATAGGCGTAAGCACCTTGCCATACTTCTTGTGCATATAATGCTCGACCTTCAGTTCGATCAGCGGCACAGGCTTGGTCTGGTCTTTCTCGACCTGATCCGCAACGGCGACTGCCAAGGCTTGCACTGCACGTTTGCCGCCAACTGATGTAGCGGTGAAGCGTGCCTGCATACCCTTGTCTTCGCCGTTGGTGCAAACAAGCATCATGCCAACTTGCATTTCCCAGCCGCGTTCTGCGCCTGACGGTGCTGGCTCCAACTCTGGCAGCGGCTCTGACACCGGCACTAGCTTTTCAGCCAACACTTCGCCAGTACCCCAAGCAATGTAGCCGTGGACGAACGAAAACGGGTTAGCGGCCCAGAGGCTGCCTTCTTCGATTTCGGTCTGGTCTGCACCGAAAACCCAATGGCCTGTCTTGTCCATCTTGAGGATGACTGTGCCTGTTGGCCCAACTTCCGTCTGGATGGAGCGCAGCGCGCCAGAGAGTGATTGAACGGACGGCAAGTTAGCGCCGCCAAATGTAGTGATATTCGACATTATATTGTACCTTTTCTGTTACTGGATTTTGGCCATAGCTTTGGTAAGCATCTGACCGATTTGTAAAACCGCTGGCCGGGAATCATTTTCCGGCGCAAGGGTTGAACCACTGGAGACAGCGACAATTAAGTCCGCTGGCAATTCTATCTTGGCTTTCTTCAAAGCCTTTTCCGCTTGTGCAGGCGACAGCGGCTTGGGATCAGCCCATGCCTCTACGCCAGCAGCCGACATGAAGGCTACAGCTTTATCCTCGTTTGTCCACTGCCTTGTTGCACGTTTGTTGACCAGCTTCCAGCCGGGGACTTTCTGTCCCGCTTCCAGAAGCCCATGCGCCAACTGCTGCAAATCCTTAATGAACGCCTCTATCATGGGTGCCTGCTCCAGATAGTGCGCTATCTGATCGACAGGCAGTGCTTCCATCTGGACTTTCAGCGCACGGTCTACAGCGCCGGTCATGACAGGGCAGACAGGCTTGGCCGCGCACCACTTGCAATGGTCGCCCGATGCCAACGGCGCGTCTGGCTTCATGGCTATCTTAACGGCAGCGACAAGTTCTTTCTCAAACTCATCAACGCGGTCTAGCGTTGTCACCCACCGCTTAACAAACGGTGGTTGTACAATGATCAGCTCTACTTCTTTGGCTCCGTCGAAGGCCCACGCCGTTTCCGCCGTTCGCCTAGCTGCCGCAGCGTAGAAGAGTAGCTGGCTGTTTTCCTCGACTTCGACAGCCACGCCATCGCCAAACTTCCAATCCAGAACGACCGCTCTATCACCAATGCGACCAAGAAGATCGGTAGAACCAAAAACGTCAGGCAGAAAATCACCAAAACCAACCCGGCTCTCAACAGCATAAGTCATCTCCCCCTTTGGGTCTATCTCGTCCAGCGCACGCAGCGCGGGAACCAGCTTGTCATCCACCAACGCTTCGGTCAGTACGCTATCAGCGTATGTTGTGCCGACCATGCTATACGGATCAACGTCACGCTCTAATATGGATGCAATGGTGTCATGCAGGAGCGTGCCTTCGTCGGCGTAGCTGCTGCTGGGCTTTGGCGGCATGGTATCCACCAGCGCCACGCTGCCGGGGCAGTTGATGACGCGCTTGGCGGTCGAACCGCCGACTATCTTACTATGTTGCATACTGTACCTCACTTTACTGTTTGAGTGGTCGGTATAGACTGCAACATTTTTTAATGCAAGCCTTGAAAAGCAAAAAATTTTGTAGTAGCCTTTTGGCATGACTGAGAAAGAAATAGAGCGGTATTTCTGCAAACGTGTGCGGGCATTGGGCGGCTTTGCCTACAAGTTCCGCAGCGTTACGCAGATAGGCGTTGCCGACCGCATAGCTTGTATGCCCAACGGCGAGGCTTGGTTCGTAGAGATCAAGCAGCCTAACGGACGGCTGTCTGCATTGCAGCGTATATTTTCAGACGAGATGGCGCACACCAAGCAGCATTACGCGTGCCTGTGGTCGATAGAGGACATAGACGCATGGCTCAAACGCTTCAGCTAAGGCCGTACCAGCAACAGGCGGCGACGTTCCTGTACGAACGTGACCGCGCCATGATCCTTGCGCCTGTGGGCGCTGGCAAGACCGCTATCACATTGACGGCGATGGATGAGATGCTGCGCGACGGCATCGTCAACCGCTGGCTGGTGGTAGCGCCCAAGCGTGTCTGCACTGATGTCTGGCCGGTGGAAGCACCCAAGTGGTCTAGCATTGTTCCCGCGTTGGCTGTCGGGCCGCCGGCGCAGCGCGCAGCAGCAATCGCAAGCGGCGCCAGTGTGGTGGTCATCAACTACGACAATCTGGACAAGCTAAAGGATTTATCAAGTTTTGATGGGGTGGTGTTTGACGAACTGACGCGGCTGAAGAACCCGTCAGGTAAACGCTATAAGGCGATGGAGAAAATTATGTCTACGATGAGGATAAGGTGGGGACTGACAGGATCGTTTACGTCGAACGGGCTTGAGGATGTCTTCGGCCAATGCAAGATAATCAACCAAGAGTTGTTGGGCCGTGCCAAGGGTGCGTTCCTGCAACAGTATTTCATCTGCACCAACCGCGACTTCGGTCAATGGGTTCCAGCAGCCGGCGCGCTTGAACAGGTCATGAAGCGCATCCGCCCTGCGACATTCGTGCTGGAGCCGGGCGAGTACAAGGACAAGCTGCCGCCGTGCCATGTCACAGAGGTACGCGTCCCACTGGATGACCGCGCGCCATACGAAAGAATGAAGCGGGACTATGTCGTGCGCTTTGGCGAAGACCAGATCGTAGCGCAGAACGCCGCAGCGGTAACGACCAAGCTGCAACAGATGGCGTCTGGCTTTGTCTACAACCGCGACGCTGGCCCCGGTTCGATATGGTTCAGCAGCCACAAGTTTGACAGGCTAGAAGAGTTGCTGGCGGAGAACCAGCGGGCAAACACCATCGTCGCCTACACCTATCAGGAAGAGTTGGCAGAACTGAAGCGCCGCTTCCCGCACGCCAAGACGATGGATGATCCTAACATCATTGAACACTGGAACGCCGGTCAGGTCGAGTTGCTGTTGGCCCACCCTAAGTCGGCAGGGCACGGGCTGAACCTACAACATGGCGGATGCCACATGGTCTTCCTGTCGCTGCCGTGGTCGCTGGAGTTGTACGAACAGACGGTCGGGCGCCTGCACCGCAGCGGCCAGACAAAGGATGTCTGGGTCTATGTGATGCTAACCGAAAAGAGTATTGATGAACGCATATGGGCAGCGTTGCACGACAAACGTGCGGTGTCTGACATAGCACTAGAGGAATTAAAAAATGAGTAAACTAAACTGGCGGTCGATGATTGCCGTGCTGTCTGACCTTACGGAAGACGAACTAAAGCAGGCGCTGGACGCTGAACTGAAGACACACAAGCGCCCTGCCATCGCCCGGCGGTTACATCAGCGCTACTCTGCTATGCGGACGGCGCGGGAGCGCGTTCAGATTATGAAAGGACTAAAGAAATGATTGATGACAAGAGCGACGCTGGATCGTGGGCAGAGGCTATGCAGTTCAAAGCCGCTGTCGAGCCTGACCATTACAAGGCGGGCGGCATAGAAGCCATCGACTACATTCAGGCGAAGCTATCGCCGGAAGAGTTTGCCGGTTACTGTCGCGGCAACGCCCTGAAATATATCAGCCGCGCTGGACGCAAGGACGCTGTCGGGCAAGAGATACGCAAGGCTATCTGGTATCTTGAGCGCTGGTGCAGCAACGTTAAGTAGGAGCAAAGCAAATGATGATTGAAGTAGACCCAAACCAGTTAGACGGCATAGTCCGCGCATGGTTGAAGGAAACACTGGAGTCAGTGCAGCACAACGCAGCCTCACTTTACGTTCACCCAGAAGACGCCAAAACGTACAAGAAAGACGTTAAGGCGCTGAAGTGGTTGCTTTATTATATTGGTGAAGATTGATCTATAAACCGTCAATTATCAATCATGTCGATTTTCTAACAAGAATATTTCGCAAACAGGCGCACAGCTTGGGTTTACGGGATATGCACTTCAAACAACATTAAGCTACCTCGAGCATTTCGGTGGTAATCATTACCCTGCCAACGGCGCCGTACTTTTTATGGTACGTGATGGCCCAAGCTGCACGGTCTGCAATCCAGCCACCGCGTGCAGCGTAGGCGTCACGCGCAGCCAGTGTCGGGTGCTGCACCACAGTGACGCCGTTGTATTCTTTTTCGTCGCGGTGGTGGCGATGGCCGCAGTGTATCTCACGGCGGGTAGTGCGGCCCCACTCTTGCGGAAACTGCGCGGCGAACAACAGCGGCAGTGATTCGTTCTTGACCTTGTGACCGTGGTGGACGCCCAGCATGGTAGCGCCCCACTCGAATACATAGAACGGCAGGACGCTGTCGTTGACGGTGACGCGCGGCTCTTCTTCGTAATGCACCGCGAACAGGTCAGCCAGCCAGCCGCTGCTTTCTACGTCGTGATTGCCTTCAGCTATAATCAGATAGACTTCCTGATGGCGCTGCAAACAGATCGCCATCAGTGAGCGGATGATCCGTATGGCTGCCCGGCGTATCTTAGGGAACCGGCTGTCCGCGTCCAGAACGTGTTTACCTGTCGGTGTTACGGGTGTCTTGCCGTCAGTGTGCAGGAAGTCACCTTGGATATTGAGCACTGCTGTGTGTGCAGTTGGGCTTTGATTGACCATCTGTATCAGCGCAGCAATGATAGTTTGCTCTGCTTTGGATACATTCCAATCAGCCCCGCCCTCCTGATGCCATGCCAGCATACCAAGGTGGTAGTCGGTGAAGGTATACAGATTGCACAGATGCTCCTGAGAAGCCTCTGGAGCAACGACAGCAGTTGCTGGCTGTATCTGGTCCTTGAAGCCTGCGACTGTCTCACGCATGGCGTCAATCAGCGCCTCATGCGTCAGCGATGCTTTGACCCATTGGCCTGATGGCTTGCCTTCGGAGTTATAGTAGGTTGACACGCCCTTGGTGACATAGCCTTCTGGGACGGGACGGGTAAAATTATGGGTAGGAGAGTAACCCCGCAACTCCGCCTTCTTTTTGACTGCGATATAAGCATCGCTTGCCGCACCGACATTGATACCTAAAGCAAGTGACGCAGCTTTGGCGCTCCCATGTAAATTGACTGCTTCAAGCACCTCGCGCTGGCGAGGCGTAGCGTATGCAAACAACGCTTCGTCTATTTTTAATGGGAAAGCCATTTATTTGCCTTTCGGGCAATCAGCCTCACAGATACAAATAAAGGCGCTGTTATGCGCCTCTATTTCTCTGACAGTTTCTGATGTGTCTTGCGTCGCGTCGTAAGTGATAGGCTTCGCAATAGCACAATAGCTATTTACGGGAACGGTCGAAACGGTCGCGCAGCCGTTCGTCACGCTCAATGTCAGGGACGCTAATAGCAGCAGCGCCAAGTTCGATTTGCCGATTGATCTCATCGTTCGCTTCCTTGATAGCTTGCTGACGCCCTTGCTGCCGCAACTTGTTCTCACTCCACGCCGCCCAGAGGCGGTCAAGCAGCGACAGCAAAGACGAAAGTAGCTTTATCATGCGGCTGGTGGCGGCGACTCAACTAAAAACATAGCTGCAACGCCGGCAAGACCAGCAAGAGCGGTAGCAATGACTGACCATTCTTCACTGGACAAACCAAAAGCCAAAGCAACTCCGGCAAAGCCAGCGTAGGTGCTAGGTTCTTTCAGACGGCTAACTAACCAAGATACGATTTTCATGTTATTTTCCCTTCGGATAAAACTTCCAAGGCAGTTCCCAATGTGGGCCGTCCTTGAACGAACGCCAATCACCGCCCCATTGAAGCGGGACTTTCTCATCCGCCGCAGCGGACTTTACTATCTTAGCCAGCTTATGATACAGCGGCCAATCCCAACGTACTTCACCGGCAATCATCGGCGCCAGATCGACAGCGTGTCCAGTGATGTGACGTGAGTTCATTGTCTTCGATGCGCCTTGGGCAACTAACTGCTTCTGCCGTTCGACGCTACGTATGCCTTCTAATACAGTAAAGTCAAGGTCTGACAGTGCAGCCGCCTTCTTGACTACGCGCACTAGGTCAGGGTGGACACCTTCCAACCGTGACAAACTGCGCTGCCCTAAGACTATGCTCACACAGCACCTTTCTGAACTAGGTTTAGCAATATGCCGATCAGTAGCACAATGATTGTACCCGCCGCAGTCATGCCAACGCTTTCCAGACGCTTCATCCGCGCGCAGATACTCTCGTACCGAAATGCACAGACCTGTTCGTGCGTATTAAGCTGTGCTTGTGTTTCGTCGATAGTGGCCATGATGTTACCTTTTACGGGTTAAAAATTAAAATTCTACTAAGGTAGGATAGTTGGATTCGTTCATGGCGTTTTGCGCGCGTTCCGCTGCCAGAGCAGCCGGCGAACGCAAAACTTTTCCTGCGGCACGCGCCGTAGCGCCGCCGGCCTCACCGATCTTTGCTGCCCGCGTTTGGCCAGCTAGAGATTTTGCTAACATATTTGCCGCTACTTGCGGGTTTAACATTTCATTAGCAATTTCAATCGCCAATTTAGTGTCGATCTTACCTTGTAAACGTGACCAAATATCGTTTGCCAAGGTTGTGATACGGTTTAACATTTGCGGCGGGCGCGCACTTCTTTGGGCAGCCGTCGCCATGTCCGTTACCTTAGGTCCTGCGGCGGCGCCTTTGCGTGCTTGGATATTTGTTTTGGCAGCGCGGGCAAGATCATCACGTATATCCGTAACAATCTTTGCCTGCTCTGGCGTCAGCACATCAGTAAGTTCTTTGAACCGCGCTTCGTTTGTGGTGGCGCGCTTCAACGTCCCCGGCGCATCTTTAACTGCCGCCGCAAATACGTTGGCGCGTTCGCCGCCGGCTTCTAACGATGTTTTCAACTTATTTTCTAGATACTGACCAACTTCCATTTGGTTAATGGGTTTGGACATCTCCGCAAAAGTTGTTCGAGCAGCGCCGTATTCAGGAACTTTACCTTCCAACCAGCCAAGCAGACGCTTACGAACGTCCATGACTTGAGAACGTGCGCCGCGCACCAACGCAGTGTCGCCAGTTTTGGACAGCATATCATCCAAAGAGATTTTTACGTTGTGAAGGAACAGCGTTGGGTTGCTCTCAAAGGTTGCGCCCTGCGATTTAGACAAACGCAAAGCCTCTGGTAACGCTTGCTTAATGTAAGGGTCATCCGCCAACTGCATAAGTTTCGGGTCGGCAAGAAATTTCTTTGCTTCAGCAGCAGCGTATAGTGGGTCTGTAGCCGCGGTGCGGGCCGTAATCGCCGCCGTGATGTCTTCGGGTGTCTTAGCCACACCGCTCATGGCTTCAAGGCGCGCAGCTTCTTGTTCAGCGCCGCGGACGTAGTAAGGTGTTGGCGCTGCTTTTTCTGCTGACGCACCCAATGCTGAAAATTGAGTAAGGTTCAGCGGCGATGCAGCTTGCGCCGCAGTTGGTTTGCTGCCCGGCACAATCTCACTAGGCGCGCGAAGTTGGGCGATAAGTTCAGGCGCGCGACCTTCCGCGGCTTCCAAATATGCGGATTGTTTTGGCGAGATAATCTGTTGCACGGCTGCTGGCGCGCGCTCAAGCGCCTTTGGTATAACACGGGCAGGAGCGGCCAAAGCGTTTATTGGGTTGGTAAGTTCGGCTGCACGCGTCATGGCGTTAGATACGCGCGCGGTTGTTTTTCCGCCAAGACGAGCAACGCCAGCGCCGCCCGATAAAATGGTAGATAGATCGGCGGCAGCGCCGACAGGATCGGTGGCGATAGTACGCTTTAGTGCTTCAACCGATCCGTAACGCTGACGATATACGCCGCCCACTTGCTGTGCGGTTTGCACGGCACGCTTGGTTGAAGCCGGGTCGGTGTCAAAACGGTTAATAAAGTCACGCACTTGCGCCGGCACAGCACGGTTAAGCGCGCCTGCCCCAAGGTCTAAAGCCGTACCAACAGTTTTAACCAGTGCTTCAGGTGTCTCTACGGCGCTTACCATACTTTTTAGAAAATTAAGGCCGCTGCTAGGAATGTTTTGTACGGCTTCCGCCGCGGTATCCATCAAAGAGCGTTCGCTCTTAATCTTAGGCGCGGTTTTCCAAGAACTGCTTTTTGGCGTTTGTTGCCGCGTTGGCGTTACCTTAGGCGCGTCTTGCCAACTCATTTTGGTTTTCTCCGCTTTTCGCCGTTAGGGTCTATAAACATGGCGCCGGGTTTCAGCTTGTTATAATCGGCATTGTTACGCACCCGCGGCATTTGCGACTCCGCCGTTGGCGTTTTAGCTGCTGCGCCTGTAGACGAAGGCAACTGAAAGCGTCCGGGATAGCGGGCAAACTCTTCGACATATTGATTTTCGTATGCGTCGCGGGTAACTTCCGCGGCCCTACGGGCTTGCGCTTCAATGATGTCTAGCTGGTTATCCAAGTCAGCGGGTTCCATACCTTCGATGTCAAGCGATGCAATCATGTCGCTAACGATGCGCCATTCTTGAACAGCCATCTGACCGATAGCGCCGGTAAGCGCGGCGGTGGACTTACCCATCTCCGTAACTTTACCACGCAAGTTTTTAATCGCCGTATCCGCTGAACGCGATCCGGGCGTTAACGACGGCAAGTATCCGCTCAAACCTGTAATGGCTTCTTTCTGTGAAGGGCTTAACTTGCGTACTTTATCAACCGTTGCCACAACGCCCGCCACAGGGTCTAACATCATAGAGATTGTTGACCGTGCCGACTTGTAGTCTTTGGTGATATTTTCGCGCAACTTTGATTCTTGAACGGATGTCAAGGGTTTAGGGCCAGCTTCGTTAGCCGCTATTCGAGCAGCGCGAGCGCGCGCCAATTCTTTGTTGTATACTTCGCCTTCTGTTTCACGGGCAAGACGCGCTCTGCGCCCAGCCTGTTCAGGTGTCTCTGCTGGCGCCGTTGATACGTTAGGGTTACGGCCTTTAACTTGCTGACCAATTTGGTATTGCGCCAGTGTCTGTTCCATTGGCGGGGCGCCCCGAAGGCCAGCGGTCTGCGATTGCAGTGCTGGACCACGCAAGTCAGCAAACTGAGACTGCGGTGTGCGGCCATCATACGCCATTGGCGTAGTACGCATTTCACCAGCTAAATCTGCTGGCGCGCCACGCATTTGGTTGTCCACCAACGCAGGCGTGTTGGGCGCAACATTTATGCCGTTCTGGCGAACCCAATTCATAATCTTGGGGCGGCTTTCAGGCTGTACCTTTGATAGCATTTGGTCAAGATCGGCTTGCGCCATGATGCCAGTTTCCAAAGCAGACGCAATTACTAAGCCAAGCGAACCCGGTTCAGTCGCCGCCGTGTTTGGCGCGGGCGCGTTCGCCGACATGGGGTTAGTTGGCGTTGCGGCAGCCGGTGCGGCGGCTGGCGGCGCAGAGGGCTGTCCGGGGAGATTGGTTATAACCGCAGGTTCTACTCTTGGTCCGCCAAAGCCGCCTGACTGTATAAGGATTAAGTTTCCGTCGGCATCGACTTCAACATTAGCTACACGCGCGGCAATGTTTTTAGCGATAAAATCGTCAGCGGTGGCGACTATCTGTTGCATCGCTTCCCGACTCCACACAGGTACATTCTTCCTGTATGCGTTGGCTATGTTTGGGTTAGCTTGTTCGACCAAACCTAGCCATTCTTCGTAGCCTTGTTGCGACGATACATCCTTACCTATATTGCGTAAGTTTACAAATTCTTTGTCGCGGTAGGCTTGGTCTTTTTCCCGCATAGTGGATGTTTGTGTTTCCGCTGCGCGTGCTTCCTGCGCGGCTTTATACGTCATTTCTTGCTGTGCTTGTTCTGCTTGACGCTGCGCCGCTTCCTGCTGGCGCGCCATGTTCATCATGTTCGCGTACTGCGCGCCAATACGCGCTGGATCGGGAAGCTGTGGGCTGCGCGCTTGAAGGGCTATCATTTGGTTTGGCATAGTATTAACCTTTTGGAATGCCGCCGGGGGCGCCCTTGTTATAGTAGTTCATCATAGCGTTGTTCATAGGCGCGTTTGACGCAAAAGAACCTATCTGGCCTAGTGCGGTATTAAGCGCATTGGCTGAACCGATGTAACCCGATGCGCGGGCTTGGCCTGCGTTGTACAGGTTCGACGCTTCGTTCTGACCCATCTGCCCTGCCGCGCCCGTAAGCACGTTCGTGGCAGACTGACCTGAACCCATTAGCGATTGCAACGGATTTAGTTTGGCGGTCCGCTCAACCTGATAGCGGTTAAATGCGTTCTGATATTCTTGGCTTGCCAAGTCCTGACCGAAACGCTGCACACCCTTCAATGTAGAGCCTGACAGCAGATTGCCACGTGCGGCTGCTGACCGCTCTAGCGCCTTCATTCCTTCTGCTTGACGGAAACCATAGCCGGGGTCTTGCTGGAATTGCTCAGTGCCAAAAGATTTACCGAGGCTGCCATAGCCCGCAGCGGCTTTGTCACCGCCGATGCCCAGAAGCTGCATAATCTCATTTTGCGCGGTAAGCCCACCTTGGCGGAATGGCTCTTGCAGTTCTGTCTGCCGCTGAAACATACGCTCCTGTGCAGCGTTAGCATCCTGCGACGCTTGGACTTGCGCCCTAGATGCTTTCTTAGCCGCACTACTTGAAATTGCGGCGCCGCCGATTGCGGCTGTAGCTGTTATAGCTGCTGCTGCTGCCAAACCCATTTTACGCTTCCTTCAGTTGCAGACGGTATGAACTACCGTGGTCTTGCGCGCCTAGACGCTTATATAGCATAGAAATACGGGGACCAGAACCCCTTTTACCCGCATCAAAAAACACTTCGTCAACACCTTTATTTTTTAACTCTTTAATTGCTTCGCGTTGCAGCTTCAAGCCTAAACCGGGGAATTCTGGCGACGCAAAGAATGTTGTGTTTGTGGCAGATAAAATGTCCGGCGAAGTCAACGACGGCGATATTAGCGTCATCAGATAACCAAACATTCTGCCGTTGCACCGTGCGGTCATTATCTGCATGGCGCCAACGCCGTCCAGCGCGCGCATCAGCGGCAAGTTTTTATTCTGCCAGTTGCCCGGTGTCTCGCCCACTTGGACAAGATGCTCGTCAAACAGTTTATCGGCGTCTTGCATCCAGCTATCAAAGCCTTCTGTCTGGAAGGTGATGCCTTCGGGCGGCTCATCTACTTTCGGCGCCAGCGCCGCTATCGTCTGGTGCTTGGCAATCGACGCCAGCTTTTCCATCGCAGGAGCGTATGCTGCATAGTGACGCATCATGGCGGGCATACTGATCTGGATGTTGACAGGGGCCAACTGCGCCCAGTGCGCCGGATCATGCGGCTGTTGCAGGCAATGCTCGAATACAGCAGCGCAAGTGTCTTCTTCGTTCAGGCTGTCAAACGACGCTGACAAGACGTTGGGCAGTCGCGCCTCAATCTGGTCTAAGCTGCGGTCCAGCTTCAGCAGTATCGCGTCGAGTGCTGCGCGGTCAAACTGCGTACCGGGTATGCTCATCAGACTTTCGGCAACTTCGTCGCGGGGCCGGCGTACAACTAGAACGCGGGCGTCAGGCGCAAACCGCTCTAGCAGCCGCCACCAAGGCGCGCCGGCTGTCTCCGCAGTGCCAATGTTGGGCTGCGAAAACCATGCCTGCACATCGTCAAGGCTACGCATATGCCGTAACTCTTCGTGGCCGCACATCCATTCACCATAAGTCAGAAAGCGGGACAGCCAAGCTGACCGCGATCTTGGTAATGAAAATACGACAAAGGGGGGCATTAGCTGACTAGCCGACCTGACGCACGAATGTTAATTGCCGACGCCGTGCCAGCGATTGTGCTGATAAAGCCATTGTTAGGTAGCACATGACCGACCAATTCAGGAAACGTATATGTCTCGCTGGCCTGAAGCGTCTTGGTCTTGACGATCAAGTTGTCGTTACTGGCGGAGCCAGCAGCCGTAATCAGGTTGACGCTGATCGTTGCGGCGGTCGCGCTGTAGTTAGTCGCGGTAAACTTGTCGATGATCGTCTGCACGCCAGTTGACGTGTACTGTGTTGTCTGGGATGCTTCCGCTGTCTTAGCGGGGATGATGTTACTGATAGATACGGCCATATCTGGTTCCTTAATATAGCAAAGTGTTAAACGAAGCGGCTTGCATTATAACCCAATTTGTGCCGTTTGACACTAGGGTAGCCCAGTTACCAGACACATCAGTTAAAATTGCTGTTCCGGCTGCGCCGCCGCCTTGCGGCACAACGTCGCTGGATGCAGACACAAGGGTCTGGGCTTGGTTGTTCTGGAACGTAAGATACCGACCAGAGTACGTTGCAGCGGACGGCAGCGTGACGGTGCAAGTTGATCCAGACTTGTTGTTGATGATCCATGTCTCGGTGGGGGCGACCGTAAAGTCGGCGGTCTTAGTGACAGGCGCGGTTGAGGATGGGCTTAACGCTCGTATAGCTAACTCGTCTAGTGGCGGTGGCGACAAGGCTAATGCTTGGACTTCGCTTTGCACAGCCGCTAAGGCAGACACTGTTGCGCCAAGCGGTGTACTTGCTAACCCTTGAATATCGCTTGCCAAGACGGCTTCACCAGACACGCAGCAGTCAGGGGCGCTTTCGGTAGCCTGTGCTAGTTCTGCCAACATGGCGTCATATGTAGCCAGCAGCGATATGGCGTCAGGCCCCAGCGTGACTTCTTCTTGGTTGGTCTGCGTAGCTGTCAGCAGCGACAGAAAGAACCGATACCATTCACGGCTAATCGCCCCCGACCGTTCGTCAATAAAGGCGACGCGTGGCGGCGTTAACTGGGTAGGGTTGATCGGCGCTAACGCCATCAGGCGCTCGTCCCGCTAATGGCTAGTTCAGCGCCCATAATGTAAATCCGTACAGGGTCTGTTCCAGACACTTCGTAGACGCGGTCGCGTATCTTCATCGTCGCGCCAAGGCGGCGCCAGATGGTACGCTTTCCGTATTTGCCGATAGCACCCATCGACTTCCAATGTTCGTTAGAAAATGTATGGCCGCCATCATCTGACCAGCGCAGCATCACTTGCGGATCGCTGCCTTGGCCGCTGTTCAGGCCCACGCCTGTCTCGCAATCAAGTTGCAGCGCGTGCTGGATCGTGCGTGTGAGGTTGTTAGCGCCTGTCGGCAGCGCACGCCATGACCGTAGCCATTTCTGCGCCGCACCATCGTCAGCGTACACTTCTAGATCAAACGCATAAATCTTGCCGGTCTGGTAGTCGCCAACAACTGTGGTGTCGTTAAAGAACATCTGGTTGTTAGCGCGGTGACGGTTAAACTCGCCGTTATTAAGCGAAGCGCGCTCATGCCATGCGCCGGTAGCGACATCGTACACCCATGTGGTGTCTGCGCTAGGGAAGTTCAGGACGTAGAAGCTGTGGCCGTCCTGCTGGTACGTGTATCCAACAGCGTCTGTCAGGTCAGCATACTCTTGCATCTGCCATTCGATAGCGTGCGTAGACACGCGCTGACCGATGTAGCCAGCGGCCTTGTAGACGATGCCTTGGCCGCGTGCGTCCTTGCCTAGCCAGTAGACTTGGTTGTCCATCTTGGCGATGCTGTACGGGGCAGCGCAGCCTAGTTCGTTGAACGCGCCTTGGATACGGGTCAGCGGAAAGTCAAGAAGTCCTGCGTCATACCAGACTTCGGTTGAGTTTGTGCCAAACACCCAGACTTCGCGGTGGTCTACAAAGACCGCAACGACATTGTCTGGATTGCCTTCGGCGCTGGCAAACTCCAGCGGGTCAACACTGGTTCCGTCGAGCAGCGACGTAACCCAGATTTTCTGGCTGTCAGGTTCGTTGAACGTAAAATAGCCGTCGATGTAACCGACAGTGCCGGCGCCGGGGAAGTCAGGGTCGGTGATCTGCTGGAACACGTCAGTGCTGGCGTTGTAGATGTAACCTTGCGGGTTAGCCGCAATGAATAGCTGCGTGCCGTTGTCAGCCATGCTGACAGGGCCAGTGCCGCCAACAGTGCCTTTAGCGGTTGCGTTCCAGCTACTGTCAAGCTGAAACAGCGTTGGGCCTGACACGACATAGCCGTAGATGCCATACGTCCACAGCCCGCGGATAGGGCCAATGCCAATGGTAGCAAGAGCAGTCAGCCCCGGCGCGCGCTGAAGGAACGCTGGTTCCTTGCCGCCTTCAGGGACAATCTCAGGAAACAAGTTAACCATGCGGTTGTCGGCGGCGTTGACGCTTCTAGCGACATACGCCGACCCAAGGATCGGCGTCTTCATTAATAGTTCCCAGCGTAGATGTTAAACCGCTGACGTGAAGCAATGAGGCTGTACGGTATCGACATGATGTCATCAGGGTTGTTGATGCGCTTGATGTTACGCTTCGAGGACATAGCAATGCGGCGAACCTGTGCCGATGGCTCTTCACCAAACTCAGGCGCCATTTCGCACGCCAAGTTATAGCGGAACGCACGCAGATAGCCGGGCGGGAAATGCAGTGTAGTCGCCAGCGTTGCAGGCTGGCTGAGTTCCTCAACCGAAATAAAATGCCATTCCAGATCGCGCGTAGGCCGCGGATAGATGTACATCTCAATGTCAGGAAACGTCATGTTGACAAAGATGACTTGCGGGTATGTCGATGTGACGGTCTTGACCGCGATGCCGTTATACTGCTGCTGGTTGATGAATTTGATGCCGTAGCTGACGCCAGTGCCGGGGTCGCGGAAATAGGTGCTGTCATCCAGCAGCACTGGACGGTTGCCAACAAAGTCGCCGCTTGGCCCCATTGTGCGTGAAAGCAAACCTGACGGCCATGTGAACACTTGGTCTTGCGTTGAGAAGACGGACAGGCGCTCTGTGTTCCAGCTATCAATCATCTGGTTCATGGCGCGCAGTGCGTCCTGCGACGTTTCAGCTGATGGAACTTCGCCTTCTGCCAGAACACCTAGCAGTCTAAGCGAACCGTTAATTATGTCGCCGGCAGTTTCCATTGGTTAAACCTTCTGCGTTGTGCGGCGGCTTTTGGCTACCGGCATTTCGTTTACTAGCGCCTCTACAGGCGCGTTAGGATTATGGCGTTCCCAGCCGAAATCTTCATCACAAATCGCTTCTTCTTCTGAAATAGCGACTTTTGCGCCGTGGACTTCGTGAATAAGATAGATGACAGCCATATAAAACCTTTAAAAATGGACGGCCCGAAAGCCGCCCAAATTAGTTAAGCGCAGTGGATGATTGCAAAGTTAATCACTACTGCTTCTGACAGCGTACCGCCAGAAATGTTGCGTAGGCTGATGCTGACAGAGCCAGCAGCCAGCGAGTTAGCAAACACGTTGTATGATCCAGCGGTCGCTTGACCACCAGAGATAGTAAGAACAACAGTGTCATTTGCAGAAATGAAGCTGTTGTTCAACGTGAACGTAGCGTTAGTTGCAGTGGTTAAAGACGCGGCGTCCATTGTGATGCGGCCAGATGGTTTGTTCAGCGTGACAGCAGTTGACTTGCTGGTAGCCTGCGTAACCGTACCTTGAGCAGCGGCGGTGTAGCCGATTTGCTCGTCAGCCAAAATATATTGTGCGCCAATAATATCTTGGTCGAGGAAGGCAACGCCAATAGATTTTGTATTAGACATTGGTTTTCTCCTGAAAAGGTTGCCCCGACCGTAGCCGGGGCAAACCAATTAACCTGCGATGCGGTACAGCGAATACGCCGCGTCGCCGGTCTTGACGGCGCGGAATAGAACGCTCTTGGACGCAACGCCAGCACCAGAAGTGCTTGCAAGCGACCAACCCGTACCAACCACAATGGTAGGTACGCCAGTGCTAGTAGCAACAAGCGCAAGGTCAAACGAGCTACCTACTTTGGCGCTGCTAAATGCGGCGTCAGTAAGAGTCGCAGTAGGAAGCGTCAGGTTGCCCGTGCTGGATGAAGTGTAGATAACCACGCCTGCGGCGAGATCATTTACAGTAAGCGTTGCGGTAGCTGTGTAAGCTGCTGGAACAGTAAAGTTAGTGAAAGATATTTCGGTAAGGTTACCATCACCGACTTGATAGCCGCCGGCGCCATTAGGTAGAATAGCCATTGTAAAAATCCTTTAGAATGTTTGGCCCCCGGCGAACCGAGGGCCGGTATTAGATTAACCCCAAAGACGGCAAGCCATCTGCGGACGGATCGTGCTGAAGCCATACAGAACGTCAATACGGCAAGGCATACGGTCGTTGTTGATGTCGTACTGACGAACAACGCGCAAGCTGATGCCGTTATGCACCTGACGCGAAGCCATATCTACGCCCTGTGGGAGCAGAAGGTCGGCGGTTGCGAAGGTGATAGCGTCCTTATGGTATACAAGGTTCTGAGCGTACTCTGTAGATGCCGCGCCAACAAATATAATTGCTTTGCTGGTGGCAGGCAAAGTCTTGACAGTAGCAAGCGCATTTGTTGCCGAGTAGATCGGAGCAACAGTGATGTTACCAGCGCCTGAACCATCCAGCGTAGTTGCTGCTAGAGCAACGAACTGGAACAACGAACCTGTGCTTTCACGGGTTTGTGGGTTAACAGCAAAGCAAGCATCTACAGTGAACACGTCACCAGCCTTAACTACGGCGGATGCACCCGCACCAGTGATGGCGATGGTGGTTGCACCTTCAGTAGTAACAGCAGCCGAAGTCGTTCCGCCAGTTGCAGTACGCGAACCAGTGGTGAACTGCTTGATGGACTGCGACATATTGATTTCTTCAAAACCAAGTACGCCTGTGCCCATCATGCCGTTCTTGAACTGCTTGCTGACAGTGTCGGTTGGGTTGAAAAGACCCTTCATGCCTTCGACCAAACCAGCGTTTGCGGCTGGGTTGACAGTGGCATAACGTGGCGACATCACGGCAGCATTTTCGTTCAGCTTCTGCTGTGCAGCAAGAAGAACAGCCGAAGTAGCTGGCGTAGTGCCGGGCGTGCCGACAGTGTTACCGATGGTCAAGAACGCATTTGCAACGTCAGCGTCGATGCTGGAAGCAAGCTGCGAGATACGTGGCTTGAGAACGCGGTCAGCGAAATCGTCAAGCTGCATGGTCAATTCAGCAGTCGTGAAGTTAACGCCGATGTGCTTCTGGTTGGCAACGGTCAGAGTTGTGAACTGCTCGTTGTCATCCTGTACCTGAAGGGCTGCGCCATCAGTTACAAGTGCGCGGTCTGGAAGACGGATACGCAGGGTTGAACCAATCTTAGCACCTTCAACAGCAAAGCTGTCATCGTACTGACGGTTTACGTTACGGGTAAGAACCAAGTTGTTTTCGAGAATCTCAAGCGCTTTGCGCGTGATCATGTCGATGGTTAAAATCGAGTTAGACATGGAAATAATCCTAAATTATCGGTTGCGTTGTGCCTCGTACTTCTTGATCTGCCGTAGCCTTTCTGCCTCAATCCAATCTGACGTACTCATGGACTTTACTGACCGTGGGTCTGTCGTATCAAATGTTGGCGCACCAGCGGTGCGGGCTGTGACAGGTGCAATCGGTGCCGGGGCGTTGGAGGTTTTTTTGAATGTAGGTTCGGCTGAAAGCCGCGCCTCAATCATACCAATTTCCCTAGCTTGCAAAATGGGGTCTAAACGCGAAATACGTTGGGCATCTTTAGTGTTGATACCTAAGTGATAAATCACATCGGGGCCAATGTCGGACGCTTGTATTGCCATCGCCATCGCGTCGGTGATCGGAAGGTTGGGGTTGTATGCGACTTGTTCAAAGTCATCATACTTGTCCCGCGCCGCCTCTTCACGTTCGTGATAAGACTCTAGCATTGCACGTTGCTGGCTGTCCTTTTCACGGCGTGCCAGCAGTTCTTCGGCTTTACGTTCGGCCAAAACCTCTGCGTAATCCTCGTAAGTCTCAAATTGTTCAGGGGTTATGTCGTGGATCGGCTGCTGCCGGGCCTGCACTTCCTCTGCTCTTTGAGCCTGTTCGCGTTCCCATTTACGCTGCTCTCTTGCGAGTCGTTTGCCTACGATGGCGTCCAAGTCTTCTTGAGAGAAGGTCTTAGGTGCTTCCTGTTCAGCAGACTGCTCTTCCGGCGTCGTGTTTTCTACAGGCTCGATTGCTGCCGTGGCTTCGAGTTCTGGCGCGGAGGCATCCGCTTCGGTAAAGACATTATCGTCCATGTTTAACCCTTAAAGAGTTCCTGATGAGCCGCATCAGTACGGTTG